TTGGGACAATAAATCTCAACTTCACGTAGTTCTTGCACTCGGCATGAGGGACCATCCTCGGATGATCAGGACCCCACTTCGGGTAGTTGGCAAAACCGGCTGGTCCGAACTCAAGGTTAAACCAGTCCAAAACTGGCTTTGACCAAGAGAACTTCCAGCTAACTACCTTAACGAATTTCTTTGTACTACGTTTAGAAGAGATGAGAGGGGGGAGAGGAGGACGTTTCTGGCGACGAATAGATTTCACCTGCGGGCCAGGTAAGACTTCTACTGAACTTCGACATCCGCCGGTAAGGGAACTCTTCCAAACCGGTCTACTATCGAAGGAAAGCGGCTTACCTGTCCAATAGGTTAGTCTTCGTCGTTCTGCTTCTGAGTGTGCCTCGTCAACGATAGAAAACAGATCCTCACGGGGAGCATCTGTTACCACCACATCGTCGGCACGTGAGACCCCGGTAACGTTAGGAGGAACGGGATCAGATCCCCTCCAACGACGAAACCAGGACCTCTTCATAAGCCCAGATACAACGTATCGGGGTACATTGGCCACGCAAAAGTCCCGAAGGACAATCTCGTGCCGTGCTAGCACGGACATTGCATACTGGCGTACACTATGCCGCATTTCTTTTGTACCCTTCCACACCTCCCCGAGGAGATCGACACAATCATTTCTGAAAGGCCGAAGGAAAGAGAGACAATGGCGGGGAACAAGGGTGGAGGATGGTACATGGTAAGGCTGACTATTAAGGTCGAGCCAGGCTTCCGAAAAGCCAGTCTTTTGGCGATTAACTACTAATCCAAAGGTTGAAGTGACTCTCTCCCAAAGAGAGAAAAAGTCCCTACTACCCGCGAACATGCAGTCATCGCCATTAAACCTACCAACCCTCCTCTTACCCTGACCCCACGTTATGTCACAGCAGATGTCAAAGCAAGCCTTATTGATTAAGCAAAGTATTGGGAAACTCAACAAATTCCCCATCATCTGCTTTCTTGTCAATAATGTCTTAGTCTTACGAGACTTCGACATCAAATGAAGGTCGCCCACTGCTGATAGCATTATGCCTCTCTCCTCGTCAGTCAGATCTTGACACTCAGCCAAAACAGATGTTACTGCCTCAGTTACCCAAGGTAGTATATTATCTGTCGCAGCGGAATAATCGCCGGAGATAAAAGAATCTCCTTTGCCTACATCCGCCACAATGGCTTCAAAATCCGACTTCTTCACGTCTCCTCGCACACACCAGCCGAAAGATGTTAGGTGGTCGTAAAGCGCCTCGTGAACGGGAACTAAAACCCGCTTAACACGTGCACTCTGCATTGTAACCACTCTAAGCTTACCCTTTTGCTTGGCGACACCAACTCTGAGCTCGGAAATGTCACCGTAGTGACCTGGCCCGACAGAAATAGTGCCGCCATTAAACCGGGTCTGCTCTAAGCACCCATTCTGGTCAG